TTGGAGAAAAAAGAGACATACCAATGGTACTAAATAGTGTATCTTTTGAAGATAATTACGATTCTGGATACGAAGAAAAAAGAGTAGTAATTTATAATTTAGATTTTACAGCTAAAACTTATTTGTTTGGTCCTATTGATAATTCTACTAGTGGATTAATTAAGAAAGTACAAGTTGATTATTATACAAATACAAATACCAAAAATGCATCAAGACAACTAAGATATAAAGTAGAACCAAGGGCAATACAAGATTATAATAATGATGAGACTACATTTATCATATCAGATATTTCTACAGAAAAAACGCAGTTTGAAGTAAATGACGCATCTACTTTAGTTTTGAATTCATATATACAAATTAATGATGAGGTTATGTTTATAAAAGGTATTGAGGGGAATGTATTACTTGTAAATAGAGCACAAGAAGATTCATTAATAGATAATCACATAAATGGTTCAAAAGTTAATGTTATAAATTCTACAGATGATGCTTTAGTGGAAGTTGGTGATGATTTTGGTTTTAGTGAATATCGTTATGACTTTGGTGATGGAAAAATATATAGTCCAACTAAAGGTATTGATGTATGAGTAAAGAATTTGAAAAAATAAATGAAACTTTAGATATTGAACCAACTTCAGTAGTGAAAGAAATTATTAAAGATACAAAAAAAGAAATTAAAAAAATTGAAAATTTAAAAAATAAAGAAGAACCGGAAATTGATTATGAATATGTTAGGGGAACACTTTACAGTTTAATTGAAAAAGGTCAAGAGGCTGCATCTAGTTTATTGGAACTTGCACAAGATGGTCAGCAACCAAGAGCTTATGAAGTATTTGGACAATTAATAAAAAATGTTGCAGATTCTACTGATAAATTAATGGATATACACCAAAAAATGAAAGAATTGAAAAAAGAAGATTCAAACAATCCAAAAAACGTCACAAATGCTCTTTTTGTTGGATCAACAGCAGAACTTCAAAAACTTTTAAAAAATGGACTCCCATCTTCAGATAATTCTAAATAGTTTAAAAAAGAAAAAATGAAAACTTTTAAGTCTTTTTTATTAGAAGCAAGAAAATCTGGAGATTATTCTCTTCATGATTGGTTTTCTAAAAGTAAATCTTCGGATGGAACTCCTGGTTGGGTGCAAATAGGAGGAAAGTATGCAGGAAAACCTTGCGCTAAACAACCAGGACAAACCACAAAGCCAAAATGTGGTAGTTCAAAAATGGCTTCAGAAATGAGTAAAGAAGAAGAAGATTCTGCAGCAAGAAGAAAAAGAAAAAAAGATCCAAACCCAGAAAGATCAGGAAAAGCAAAATTTGTAGCAACTGAAGAAAAGAAAGATCATGAGTACTCTATGGCTCGTTCTGAATTGAAAACAATTGACAATGCAAGTAAGCGTCTCAAGAAAAAAATGGGTAAATCTGGTGAGGGTAATTTGAGATCTTGGGTACAATCAAAAATAACTAAAGCAGCGGATTATATAGATACTGCTGCAGATTATGTAACCAATGAAGAAAAGGATGCTTGCTACCATAAAGTAAAATCTCGTTACAAAATTTGGCCAAGTGCTTATGCTTCTGGTGCTCTTGTTAAATGCCGTAAAGTTGGCGCAGCAAATTGGGGAACAAAATCCGAAAGCACCAATTCGCTTGATGGTGATTGGCATACTCCAATTCGAGAAAGACCAGATAGATATTGCCCAAAATGCGAAAAACTTGAAAAAAGAAGTGAATGTAAATACGGTTCAAGATATTGGGATATGTTTTCTTTACCAGCAGAGATAATTAGTTCAAAAAAAGATTATAATATAACAATGCCATATCCCGCAAATGAGGAAATAAATATAGATGAAAAATATTTAAGAATTCAAACTCGTGGAACTACATATACAATAATTTTGAATTGGAGAGGAAAAAATATAACATCTCAGATGTTTTTTCAACAATTTACTAGACCAACAAAAGAAGAAGTAAGAAAAGAAATTAATAAAATTTATCCTGGATCTATAGTTTTATATTATTACCCATCAGCACAGGATCCAACTAAACCATTACTTTTTACTGGAGATGCTAACGGACTTAAATAATTTTAGTTTAGATTTGGTTAAGGAAAATAAATATGAGTAGTGATCAGTATCTTGGGAACCCTTTGCTTAAAAAAGCAAATACCCCCATAGAATTTACAGAAGAACAAATAAAACAATTTATATTATGTAAGAATGATCCTGTATATTTTGCCAAAAATTATATAAAAATTGTTTCGCTTGATCATGGTTTAGTGCCATTTAAAATGTATAAGTTCCAAGAAAAACTTATCAATAATTTCCATGATCACAGATTCAACATTTGTAAAATGCCCCGACAGTCTGGTAAATCTACCACTGTCGTTGCTTATTTGTTACATTATGCGCTATTTAATGATAATGTCAATATTGCGATTCTTGCTAATAAAGCATCTACTGCTAGAGACCTTCTTGGAAGACTTCAATTAGCTTATGAAAATTTACCAAAGTGGATGCAGCAAGGTGTTTTAATATGGAATAAAGGGTCTTTAGAGTTAGAAAATGGATCAAGAATATTAGCAGCATCTACTTCAGCTTCTGCAGTTCGTGGTGGATCTTATAATGTAATATTTCTTGATGAGTTTGCATTTGTACCAAATCATATTGCTGATGAATTTTTTAGCTCAGTTTATCCGACAATATCATCTGGACAATCTACAAAACTAATAATTGTTTCAACCCCACACGGGATGAATCATTTTTATAAAATTTGGCATGATGCAGAAAGAAAAAAGAATCAATATATTCCAACAGATGTTCATTGGTCTGAAGTTCCAGGAAGGGATGAAGAATGGAAAAAACAAACCATAGAAAATACGAGCGAACAACAATTTCAGGTAGAATTTGAATGTGAATTTCTTGGGTCTGTAGGAACTTTAATAAATCCATCAAAATTAAAATCTTTAGTGTATGATGAACCATTAAGAAAAAATGCTGGTTTGGATGTATATGAAAATCCAATAGATGATCATACTTACATCATGACTGTAGATGTTTCTAGAGGAACAAATAACGACTATTCTGCTTTTATTGTATTTGATATTTCATCATTTCCTTATAAAATAGTAGCAAAATATAGAAACAATGAAATAAAACCAATGCTTTTTCCAAATATAATAATGGATGTTGCTAATGCATATCATAAAGCATTTGTTTTAGCAGAAGTAAATGATATAGGTGAACAAGTAACTAGCATTCTTCATTTTGATTTAGAATATGATAATATTTTAATGTGTGCCATGAGGGGAAGAGCTGGACAACTTGTTGGTCAAGGGTTTTCTGGTAAAAAAACCCAACTTGGAGTAAAAATGTCAAAGACTGTTAAAAAAATTGGATGTTCAAATTTAAAAACAATAATTGAAGATGATAAGTTAATCTTCAATGATTATGAAATTATTAGTGAGCTTACTACTTTTATTCAAAAAAATCATTCATTTGAAGCAGAAGAGGGTTGTAATGACGACCTTGTTATGTGTTTGGTCATATTTTCTTGGTTAATTGTTCAAGATTATTTCAAAGAAATGACCGATAATGATGTAAGAAAAAGAATATATGAGGACCAAAAAGAACAAATAGAACAAGATATGTCTCCATTTGGATTTATCGTTGATGGAATGGATGAGGAAAGAACGTTTGTTGATATGGATGGAGACAGATGGTTTACTGATGAATACGGAGATGTTTCTTACATGTGGGAATATAGATAAAAATAGCATTTTATAAATAATATTAGACTAAATGAAACTTCTTTAGAGGGAAAGACATGTCGCTAAATTTAGTATCTCCGGGAGTCAAAACAAGAGAAGTTGACTTAACAATTGGAGGAGTAACTGCATCTAATGAGCAAATCGGTGCAATTGCTGGCCCATTTGAAAAGGGGCCTATCAATTCTCCAATTTTGATAGAAAATGAGCAAGATTTATTAAGAGTTTTCGGAAAACCAATATCTACAGATGCACAATACGAATATTGGATGAGCGCATCATCCTTTCTCTCTTATGGTGGTATTTTAAGAGTTATTAGATGTGATGGAGATACTCTTAATAATGCAAACTCCGGAGTTGCATCATCTTCAACTACTGTTCAAATTAATTCTTACGAAGATTACGTAAATAATCACCAAACATCAACTGATTGGTATTATTCTGCAAAAAACCCAGGAAGATGGGCAAATGAATTAAAAGTATGTGTTATTGATAATTTTGCAGACCAAACAATATCTGGTGTTTCTACTTCTGGATTATCTGTTGGTTTGGGAGTAACACAATCAATTAGCGGAAGAGTTGTTGCTGGTTCCGGAACTACATCTTCGTCTGAAGGATTTATTAGAGGTATTATTACTGGAGTTGGTGTAAGTGAAATATATGTAAAAGTTACTGATAGAGTATCTACAGCAGGAACTTCATATTCTACTGATTATATTGAAGGTGGTGCATATGAATTTAAAGTTCCAGAGGTAACTTCATCAACAACCACTGTTGGGGTTGCTACAACATCTGGTTTCCTTAGTGAAATATATGACGTTTCAATTACTGGAATTGTTACCACAGGAATTCAACTTGGAGACATAGTTTCTGGAACAAGTGTTTCTGCTGGAACAACTGTTGTATCTATTGGTGCAAGTACAATTTATGTTGATAAGACAATTACTGCTGGAATAGGAACAACAACTTTCACATTTACTAGAAGTACAAGCACAACTTCAATCTCAAATCCAATTGGAGTTGTAACAACTTCTGGATTAGGAATATCAACTATTGGTTCTTCTTCAGTTGTTATTAGAGATTGGTACAATCAACAAACTCTAGGATTAACAAACACTACAATATATTGGAAATCTATTGCAGAAAAACCAAAAACATCAGAGTATGCATCTCAAAGAAATTCTAAAAATGATGAAATTCATATTGTCGTTGTAGATGATACTGGATCAGTAACTGGAGTTTCTGGAAATATCGTAGAAAAGCATACATATCTATCTAAATCTTTAGATGGAAAACTTTCACCATCAGAATCTGTTTATTATAAAGACTATATTGCAAAAAATTCTGAATATATTTTCGCTGGATATTCTCCAACTGGGGAGTCCTCTGGAATTGTCGGTACTTCTTCAAGTATTGCATTTACAACAACTGGTGTTGGAAACTGGGGAGCAAATGCACAAAATGTTACTTTTTCTGTTTTAGGAAATCAAATTTATATTTTAACAGGTGGTGAAAATTATAATTCTTCTGGTGGTTATTCTGCTAGTAATTCAGATGTACTATCATCTTATGAGTATGTAAGAAATCCAACAGAATATCAAATTAATTTCTTGATTAATGGTCCTTCTGGCGGAAATGCTATTTATGATGCACAAGCAAAAGCTATTAAGTTAATTGAAATTGCAAATGAAAGAAAAGATTGCATTGCTTGCATTTCTCCTTACAGACAAGGGGTAGTAAATGTAACAAATTCTGATACTCAAACTACAAATGTTATTAGTTTCTTTGATCCTCTAACATCTTCTTCTTATGCAGTTTTTGATACTGGATACAAATACACATTTGATAGATTTAATAATGAGTTTAGATATATTCCCTGCAATGCTGATATTGCAGGTCTAATGGCTAGAACATCAATAAATCAATTCTCTTGGTTTTCCCCTGCAGGTTCTGCAAGAGGAGCAATAAATGGGGCAATAAAACTAGCATATAATCCTTCACAAGCACAAAGAGATCTTTTATATCCAAAGAGAATTAATCCTATTATATTCTCACCTGGTTCTGGAATTATTTTATTTGGAGACAAAACAGCTCTTGGCTATACATCTGCATTTGATAGAATCAACGTTCGTCGTTTATTCTTAACAATTGAATCTACAGTTGAAAGAGCAGCAAGAGCACAGTTATTTGAATTTAATGATGTAATAACAAGAACAAACTTTATTAATATTATTGAACCATATCTTCGTGACATTAAATCAAAAAGAGGTATTACCGATTTCTTAGTAATTTGTGATGAAACAAATAATACTCCAGATATTATTGATTCTAATCAATTTAGAGCTGATATTTTTGTTAAACCTGCAAGATCAATTAACTTCATAGGACTTACCTTTGTCGCAACTCGTACAGGAGTAAGTTTTGAAGAAGTTGTTGGAAACGTTTAATTCCTAGAGGTAATCCAAAATGGCTAACATCAACCCAATAAAAACAAATCAAAGAACATTAGATACCTTTAAAGGTAAAATGATTGGAGGTGGAGCAAGATCAAATTTATTTGAATGTGAATTATTTTTTCCAGATGATGTATTTTCTGCAGGAGTAACAAAAGATCAAATTTCTGACAAAACTAGATTTTTAGTAAAGTCTGCAAACCTTCCAGCTTCTAATATTAATGTAATTAGTGTTCCATTTAGAGGAAGAAATTTAAAGATTGCTGGGGACAGAACTTTTGATCCTTGGACAATTACTGTAATTAATGATACTGATTTTTCAATAAGAACTGCATTTGAAAGATGGATGAATTTAATTAATAAGCACGAAGATAATGCAGGTAAAACAAATCCAAATGATTATCAAAAAGATGTTTTCGTAAGACAACTTGGTAGAGCTCAAACTAACGGATTATCACCAACATCAGATATCGATTTACCAGTTCTTAAACAATATAAGTTTTATGGTGTTTTCCCAACAGCAGTAAGTGCTATTGATATTTCTTATGATCTTGCTGATACAATTGAAGAATTTACTGTAGATCTTCAAGTTCAGTGGTGGGATGCTCTTGATTCTAATGGATCTACTCAACTTGGTACAAATCAAACAGCATAAATAGTAGAAAGTTTATTATTTTATTGATGGCTAAATTATTTGGTTTTAAAATACAAAAAACTGGAGATGAAAAATCCAAAAAGGATTTTATATCTCCAGTTCCACCCAATGAAGAAGATAAGTCAAATTTTTATGTAGAAAGTGGTTTTTTTGGCCAATACGTTGATATTGAAGGAGTATATAAGAACGAACAAGATTTAGTAAGAAGATATAGAGAAATGTCGCTCCATCCGGAGTGTGATAGTGCTATAGAAGACGTTGTAAATGAAGCAATAGTATCAGATTTAAATGATTCTCCAGTAGAAATAGAACTTTCAAATTTACCTGCTACAGACAAATTAAAAAGTATAATAAGAGAAGAATTTAAGACAATAAAAGAAATTATGGACTTTGATAGAAAGTCCCACGAAATTTTTAGAAACTGGTATGTTGATGGTAGAATTTATTATCACAAAGTAATTGATTTAAAAGATCCATCATCTGGAATTCAAGATATAAGATATATTGACCCACTAAAAATTAAATTTATTAGAAAAGTAGAAAAAGATAAATTAGATCAAAAATATTTTATATCTAATAAATTATCTAATAGTATTGAAAATTACGATCATCCAGATATTGAAGAATACTATCTTTATGATCCAAGTCCAACTGTTAATATTGGTGCAACTTTTTCAAAAA